TACCAGTACTTCCATGTACTGATTAGTGACCTCTACCAGATCTCCGTCTATCGTCTCAACTGTAACGAGAATTTCCTCATTGACAACGTCAGTGAGGATTTGTTCAGTCTCTATGTTAATGTATGTCTCAGCCATCACTTCTCCGCGCTAGGGAACCACTGTGTAAGTCCTGCTCACTGTGAGCGTACCGTTCATGGGTCTCTTGGTTTCAAGTGGGTTTCCACCAATCTCAATGAGTACATCGTATCCCAGTGAGAACACTGCGAGGGAAGATGTGTCAGACGGCCAGAACAACATTGAGAACCTACCTGCTGGACCATCCTCGATCACTATCCTTCCATTGACAGTTGATAGATTGATCAGGACGTCGCCTCCGTATTGCCCCTTACGTTTAAAGCTAGCATAAATATTCGAGGCAGTGATATCGATGGGGTCTTTTGAAGTTATGTTGCCGCTAGCATCTCTGACGATGTTCTCACTAACCGTGATGAAGATCCTATTAGCGGTGCTTTGAGCTATTGAGAAAGAATAATTCTCAGCGCATGTCATCGTCACCTCTCAAGGCTTAAACAAAAAAAAGACCCACCCAGTCTTCTGAGTGGGTCCGCATTGTTTAGTTTTAGTTTTGCTTACGGAGCTTCAACATCATCTGTGTTGTTGTTCACGAGAACAACAATGATATCTGTGGTCTTCGTCGCATCATCCACAATCGCCGAGATAGGCATGTCGTGAGTGATGTAGGAATCATCAGCAACGTTGGGTGTAGTTCCGTTGAACTTACACTTAGGCATGTAGTAGTAAGCCTGAGAGTAGACTCCGGTTGAGCCAATCAAGCTATCATCTGCTTCCGAGATGCATTTGATTTCCAGTGAGAAGTTCTCACCAGTGGTGAACTTCTTGTAGTGCTTACCATCATCGAATTCCAGCGAGAGGTTGGCTTCGACAGTTGTTCGCTGCTCGATTGCCTGCGCTCGATACCTAGAACCGAGGATGAACTTATCAGCATTGATGTTGTTGTTGACGGTGACGGAAGCGGACAGTGCCTCTTCCCAGTAACCATCCATGTAGATGCCGATTTCGAAGGAACTCAATGGAGAGTTGTTGCCTTCCTTTGGAGACGCTACCGAAGTAGATGTCCGAGAGTCAACGTTCTCATTCTTGACGTGGTGTCGCTGAATGGTGTTCTGAGCAGGAGTTGTTCCAATCGTCAAAGTGGAAGTTCCGTCAGCGTTGTCGACTTTGGCAGTGACCTCAATCATGGTTTCCTCACCAATGGTGATGAAGCCAGTAGCAGGGAACGAAGTTCCGTCTGTTACGTCAATCGTAAGGGCACCGGGAACCACGTCTGCAACTAGGCAGGCAATGGCGTGCTCTTGACGACCAATGTACGTGAAGGTTCCTGTGACAACTGCATTCGATTCGAAGTTCATCACCATCGTATTGGTCTTGCAACCAGTGTAGAGGAAGACAGCTGCGTCTCGGTCGACCTCGATGGTCAGTCCGACAGGAAGCGTTTTGCCTCGTTCGATGTGGTGAGTAATGACTTCACCATGAGTGGTGTCCCACTGATACACGAATGAGCCAATGTCGTTTTGCGGAGTCGCCGTCGGGAAGCCACCGCCTTCAAGTGCGAGGCACGGGAGGATGATAACTGTATCGTCAGCTGCTGGAGTTCCATTGGCAAGAGAGTCTGGGTGAATCCAGATCTTTGTTCCTGCGCCAGCTGCGAGAATCTCTGCCTCTGCGTAAACGTACTCGATTCGATCTGGACCGATAAGACATACGCCGCCAGTAGTATTAGCTGGAGGACTTACTGGACCACTAGGGCCGTACACTGGGGCGAGAGTAACGAGAGTCATCGCAAGTGGGAAAGAGTTCGTTGCGTCAGTGAGCGTAATTGAGTCAACATATGCTGCCTGTCGAAGATTCATCTCAGTGTAAGAGTGACCTGCACCAGTGTTGTCATCAAGTGCTAGTGCATCATTGACGTCTCGGTAAACGATTGCGAACTTGCCTGCTGCGTCGAACTGAGCCGATGCATCTTCTTCAAGGACAATGTAGTCTCGAAGAGGGATTGGAGCAGAAGCTGCTGCAACTACGACGGATGCTCGTGCCATCCGTGCTCGGACACCGCCGTCAACTTTAGGAACCTTGAGGTAGTCGCCAAGTGCATGGCGAATCTGCATACCGAATCCAGAGACGGACTGCTCAAAGGACATGTCGCCCTCTACGGAGAGAGTTCCTCGGATGAGCTGATGCACTCCACGATCGCTTCGGATCGCTTCGGACTGTAGGACGTTCTCCGTCGCCGCCAAGGTTTCACTCGTGAAGGCGATGAGATGAGTTGGAGAAACTGCCACACCGTAGCTGGTCTCTTCACCGATTGTAATTTGACCCCTTGAGCCTGATGCGGGGGAGGTTGAAATACCCATTGTTTGATCTCCAATTTATCTGTTTGCTTGCTTGCGTCTTGTTAATTTGCTGTACTTGATCTTGATTGCGAAACCCTGCATGAGTTTGAAGGATCCGCCTACATCAAATGGTTCAGGCTCGAAGTTAATCTCGAACAGTTCACCAGTATGATTCATTATGTCGTTTAGATTCATGTTCTCGTATAGTGCGTCTCGAACTACGTGACCCGCATACTTCACTAATTGCGCGTTCTCGTATTCGTCAGCCCCTGAGTGAATCATCATTGCCGTGCAATAGAAGTCTTCGCGTTTTGACAGCGACTTACTTCTGAGTCCACCCACTTCGTCAGAAGAGGTGGTCGAACCGTCACACCATATAAAGAATGCTGGAACTCGGTTCACTGTGATGAGGCGAGGATTGACATTATGAAACTCGATGTGATCGAACCTCGAATATCTCTCGTCGCTGGAAAAGTATCTCTGGATTACATTGACCATGTTGATTTCTACATCAGCGTAGTCTCCCATGTCCGAGTACAGTCTGTGTTCACTTGGTGTTATCACGGCCATACTTAACCCTCGTGCTTCTTAATGATTTTAGCCCATTCTGGGAAGAGATCCTTCTCAAGTGCTAGCTTCATCAGCTTGGTTATCTTGTTATTCCAAGACGGATCGAATCGGAACATATCATTCGGGTTCTCGATGACCTTCGCCTTTGTAAGCAGCTTTAAGAACTGCTCGACATAGGATCCGGGACTACCACTTGATGGAAAGTTCTTTGTATTCACTCCGTAACTGCCATGCAAAAGTAAGTGGCTCAACTCTACCTTGAATGTCCCGCCATCTCTGAACCCACTTCTTACAGTGTTTCTGAAGTGGCCGCTGAGCAATGCTGGAGAAGTATACTTAACGGTCTTGCCGTAGTTAGTCTTCCTACTCTTCGTGCTGAGCTTTCTCTTGTTGTAGTCGTGCTTCTCACGTTCCTTTGAGGTGAATGTGTTTTCGTACTTGGTCTTGACTTCTGCATATCTTGCATCCCATGCCTGCATGTAGAGTTTCTGCATGTCCTTGGCATGTTTGGATGGAGGGTTCTTCTTGAACTTCTTCAGGGCTGGGTTCTTACCGCGAACACTCTTCCTGAAACTGTCGAGGGATACCTGATTTCCGTAGACTCTCTGAAAAGACTCGCTCAACTTCCTGTACAAGCTTTTACTGTACTTGGCTAGAATGGTCTTCTTATTTTTATCATTAAGTTCGTAGGAGATCTTTATCTTAGCTACAGTCATCTACTCTCCATCGGTGTAGACTTCGCCTTCGAAGACTGACTGCACCTCTGCGTCACGGGAAAGTTCTTCGGTGTCCCTGCTCATCTTAGACCAGCCGGGGCCGAGGTATCCGTTTCCGATCCTGTCAATGAATCTCGGATAGGAAAGAACCGAGGGGTTCGTTCGTGCCGTGAACTTGATGAACGAGTTCATTATCCTTTCAGCTCTCTTCTTCCACCCCGGTAGGAAAGACTCTTTAGAATCTCCTTCCCTGAGTACATCCACGTACATGTCCGAGTACAGGTAGTACGCAGCCAAGTAGGTCGTTGCAAGCTTTACTTGCGAAGGAGTTGTCACCGCCGTGTAGATGGTGTCCTGAGCTTCTGGAGTGTATTCCGCATAGTATTCTGAAAGCGACGAATCGATTTCAATCTCTGCGTCTCGGATGTATAAGCAAGCGTTGTCATCGGAGACATCGCAGTTTAGCTTTATTGTATTTGAATCGCCGAGTTCGATAGTGCCTGAAAAAGTTCCAGCGCCTATTGTAATGTTTCCATCGGGACTCGTGTAGTCTGTGTTCTTATCTCCAGTTCCGATTAGAACTTCTCGGTAGTCTGACTGGGCTTGATTGCCAACCAAGTACACGTTGAAGTTCGTATCGTCGGTGAACTCAAACCTGTAAGTCTGGGCACCTTGGAAAGAAGTTTGCACTGAGGATAAGGTTGTGTCAATCTGGATGTCCTTGTTGGGCTTCCTGTCTGAAGTGATAGCGACGATGCTGTCAATGGCGTCGACGCTGAACCTCACCTTCTTGTCGTTTGAAGAATTCATGACCCTTCGGAGGTCTTCCAAAGTTGTGTAGGTAGCAGCCACATGTTCTCCTATTGATTCCTAGCGAACTCCCATAAGAAGAACGTTAGAGCCATTGTGATAGCTCCAACAACTAGGCCGAACTCAGCTTCCTTGTAGAATGGACGCTCGTTCAGTGTCTTTAATTTTGAAATGTATTCGTAGTTGTATTCGAGTTCTTCTCGATACGCCTCTTGAATCTCTTCACCGAATGTCAGTCTATCTTCAAGGAGAGTCACCTTATCGAACAAGAGAGCGACCTCAGCCTTGGACGACTTTAGCTCTACTGAATCCTTCACGGACTTCTTGATCTCATCTTGAGTTGACAAGATGTAAACTTCGCCATCTATGACGACTATCTCTTTGTCGATCACTCCATCATTATTGAAGTACTCGAACGTCTCTGCCTGTGCGTAGCACGGTAAAGAAATCATCGCCACAATTATTAAGCTAGCTATGAATTTCTTTAAACAGATCCTTAAGCTCAACGATTGATGCCTTATCGATCTTGTCATTGTCAGACTCCCTCTTGGACTGCAGGTCTTGAATCTTCTTATCGATTACTTCGATCTCTGCTTGAGTCTTCTTACTCTTGACAGCCGTCTTAGAAATCTGTTCCCTGACTAGCTGAATACGCTTGTCGAACATCCATTCATTCAGCTGCTGCATTGCGTCATCATCGTCCTTGAAGACGATGTACACGATTATCACGGCGCACACAGCCAATGCTGCGTAGACGTACCATTTAATTTTGTTCCACATTACTTGAATACACTTGCAACCATTGCTACTATTGCGCTGATGACTGTGCTAATGGTGGCGGCTACCGCCATGAGAGCTGAGTAGTTCTTCTCCACCTTAGCCAGTCTTGGTTCCAACTGGGACTTCTCCATGTTAACGGAGTTCGCTTCCAGTACTGTCACTGCCTGTTTAATCTCTCTGACCTCTGCAGATTCTTTACTCTGCTGATTCAGGAGCGCGTCTAACTTATCATTCATTGACTGCAGCTGCAGCTCAAGGCTGACCTCAAGCCGAGTCAGCCGATCACTCGTCTCGATCTTACTCTGCTGGTCGGTCATCGTCTGGCTCCTCTACAACTTTTTCACCAGTCCACTTCTCGAACTTCTTGTAAAGAAAGCTCTTGAACGATGCGTACAGGGGCTTGCCAAAGTTGCGAACAACCGTACTCACCCCTGATAGCACTAGACTATTCCTTACCGCTTCCTTCGCTTCTGTGAAGGGGATGGCAAACGTAGAGACGGCGACCGATACTGCGATAGTGAGACTGACCAGAATGAACTTGCCATACTTGCCTGCCCTGTCACGTATCTGAAACAGTTTTGCAATCAAAGTTACAAAGACTATCACCGAGAGCACGAGGACAGGTTCGATACCTATCAACTCCTGAATGATCTCGTTCCACTTGAGAAGTGGGTTGCCAATATTAGTCACCGTCTGTTGCATACTATTCCTTGGGAGTTCGCTCAGCCTCTACTTTGATGACAGGAGATTCTGAAGATTTCTCTACCCTCTCCTTCTTCACTGGCGCTTTAACTGCGGCTTTCTTTTTAGCCGGTGCTTTCTCGGCTGGGAGCTTTGCAGCTTCAGCTTCAGAGACTGCGAGCAGGTTAGGGGACTCTTCAAGAGAGTCTGAGACCTTTCCATTTTCCAGCAACAGGGTGAAGTTTTTGTCGTCTCGACCAATCTTGGTTCCTTGTCGATACTTCTTGCCTTTGCAGGTAAGCATCCCGACTTGGACCACCATGTATAGAACTTTATCTGAATCCATTTATCATCTCCAATGAAGAGCGGAGAGGCTTTCGCCCCTCCTATCTCTTACTTGATTGTTGCGGTCATCCATCCATCCTGATAATGGACTCGTGGCAACGCTCGGATGCCAAGGATTTGCTCGACGTGAGGAGGATCCCCGATATCGATGAAGTCGCGGAACTTGGTAAACATACCAGATTTCGGCTCCAGAGTTGAGAACCGACTGTAAGTCGATGCAACGTCAGCAAACTGATTGAGGTACTCGGAGCTGAGCGACTCTTGGTGGAGAGGATCCATTGGAGACATTGGCTTGCCGATGATTAGACACTTGTTGTCTGGGATGATCATCTTGTGATACCGAACTGGGTCTCCAGCAACGAACGGATTCGTGAGGTTGGCAGTAAGGGTCACTGCATTACCAGCTACCGAGAGAACTTCTCCCTGCTCAGACACTTCGGTCGACATGCTGCGCAACCAGACGATGTCTCCAGCTTCAAGCTCAGCAGCATCAGCGAGATTAACGACTGCCTGAGCAGCGGCTGCGTCAGCAGAACACTCCGTCAAGAAGTTGATTCGGTGACGGCTCTCCTCGACCATACCCACTCCCAAGAACTTGGTGAGAAGCGCATTGACTTCTGCAGGAGTTCCTTGGAATACTCCGAAGTTTGCCGTAGCAATCTCGCGGAATCGAGTATTGGATGTGAGAATGTTCATCGTTCCAGCTGGAACGATCACTCGCTCAATCTGGAAGCCCGTTGCAAGCTCATAGTCGTAGGCCCAAGTTTGCAGATCATCCAACGGATCAGCTGAGGCGTTGTCCCAAAGGACACCGGCTGTGACATCGAGGTAGCTTGGATGAGCATACGCGATAGTCTCGACGTAGTTCGTTCCAGCGACAGCGTAACTGACGGACTTGTCAAACAACACTTGTCGGCGCATCCACTCAAGTCGGTTAGCGAGACGAATCTCGATCTGTCGATACTTCTTCTGAAGTACCTGACGAGCACCCATGAGGTCTCCGAGAGTGCCAAGCTGTCGGAGGTCGATCAATTCCGACTCCATTACTTTGACTTTCTCACGGAACTCTGCTGGGGTCCACTCTTTCGAGCCTCGTCCTGCAGGAGCTTCGTAGATTGGAGACTCAGATCCTTGAGGGACAGACGGGGTCATTCCGCCGCCCTGAGCCTTATCAATGTCCATCTTCACTTTATCAGCGTCGACATTGACTAGGGGCATGAACTGTCCGAGAACTCCACCGGAGGCGACAGTATAGAAATAAGAGAGCACTCCATCAAGTGTCTCAGTTTGAAGCAACTCGTGCTTCGAAAAATCATCATAGAGTTGACTTGCCATTTTGGTATCTCCTTATTATTCAGGTCGTCGCAATCGTGGAACTGCGGTCCAGTCGAAGTTTCCAGAATCATCAACGATGAGTCCTGAAGTTTTGAAAGAACCTCGGAAATACGCCGTAGCTACTACGTCCTTCGTATTGTCACCCATGTCAACTCGGTCACGAAGAACTCGTGCATTGGCTTCGAGTTGAAGTCCGGTGACGTCAGTGCTATCATGGTTAGTGAATTTACCCACCGCTGCAGTACTCGTGTACTGTGTAAGAACGAGTCCTTTTCTCAAGATCGCAGTTCCTTCAGGATTGGTAGCGTCAAGCGTGCCAGCCTCGATAACGATTGGGTGAGTTTCCATCCCAGTCGTAGAAGCCAACAGGTTGTCGACAGTGTTAATCATGCCTGTTGCATTTTTTGGTCCCGGCATTGTGGTCTCCTATTACTGGGTTGACTGTGCGTCAAATTTTTCCATATCGATAGCACCAGTCTCGGTCAAGTAGTTCAAGTACTTGGCGTGAGGTGCCTTGCCTCGTCGGTCAGTGTACTTCTGTACACGTAGAGCGAGTTCATCGGCTTCGGCTGTTTCGGTTTCAGTCGGCTCAGGAGAAGCGTCATTGAATTCTTGAGCGGCTACTGGCTTCGTCTCGACAACATCGTCGTCGTTGTCAAGAGCGGCAGGTTGCTCAATCGCGGCACCGGCTGGCAGTGCGCTGAAGATTTTGCCAATAGCTCCAAAGACGTCGAGTGCTGGGGCTTCGGCAGTGGCAGACGAGAAGCTCATGTCTCGGTTGGAAGGCTCGACTCCTGAGAGCAACTCCTCGACAACCTTGACAACAGTCTCGCTGTGCCCGTTGGCTCGAAGGTCTGCACTGAATGCATTGACCTTCTCTTGATAACCAGCCTCTTTAGCCGACATCAAGTCTTGGCTGAGGCTGATTACTTTTTCGTTTGCTTGCTTAGCCTGCTTGTCAGCGAGGGTAGCTTTGTGAGTTGCTTCAGAAGCAATCTGAGAGAACTGCTTAGCCTCTCGTTGCGTTTCAAGAAGTGTCTCTGCGAGTGCTGAGTTGGTCTCGTCAAGCTCGGGAAGAACACCTTCCAAATACGTGACTTTCTCGGCTGGGGTACTGAATTGCTTCATCTGAGCAATTAGCTCTGAAAACTTCATTCTGCTTTCTCCGTTTGGTTCGGGTTCATCGATTGTTATATCTGGGACATCATCTTGCAATTCTACCGGGACTGGTTCGGCCACGCGCTTGGCGGGCTTGACCTGTACGGCATCGGAGAAGAAGAATGTTTCGTCGTCGTTTCGAGTGAGGGTGATGTCTCCATCGCCTGACTCTAGTGGTTTGCCATCTGTTGAGAAGGCAGTTCCAAGATTAGGAATAAATGGCCGGTTAGTGAATCCGCCGCCGACTAGGACTGGGCCGTGAGACACGATACCGGTCTCGCCTTCTGAGAGTTTCACAACTTCTCTTGTTGAGTAGTCTGGATTAATCTCCGAAGAGAAGTATCGAAACTCTTCGTCATCGATCTTCTGCTGTCCACTCGGGGTCAGCTTGATCATTGCAAAGAGGAATGGGCTAGTTACCGTTGCTCCAATGGAGTTCTTGTAAGTGACATCCTCGACGAACAATCCACCCTTGCCAGACTTCACCCATGCGAGCGCTCCCAAGTCTGGGTTGTGGCTCTGGTCGAAAGAGATGTCGGCTGGCATAGCTCTGTTCTCATGGTTCCTGACAATTGTATCGAGATACTCTCGGTCGAATTCCAGCTTGCCATACCACTGGTGCTCGAAGTTTCCCTCTCTGAAGATTGGTATGGGTTTGTACCCTCCTTCATCGGCTTCAAGCTCTGCAAATTTAAGCGAGCTGAAATCTTTGAAGAGAAGGACAGATCCTTTTCCTTTTTTCATAAGCCTTCCTAGTTGTTATCAGTCGCGCTCTTTTCTTTAGCGGGACGGTCTGGATCTCTTTCAGTAGGGTTCAGTCTGTGACCGTCCGTATCGTTGGAGTCCTCGTCTTGTTGATTACGTTTTTGTTCGTTCTCTGCTGGAGCTGATTGATCAGCGAGTGGATCTACTGAGAAGACTTCACTGAAGGACTGAGTTGACAACCCGAGTTCGTTCATCATCTTCTGAGCGTCCGGCCACTCGTTCATTTTGTACCCCGGCATCGTTGCGCCGATTCTCATCATGTTGACGAGAAGCTCTTTCAAGATCTTCCTTCTACCTAGACCGCTACGATCAATCGTGAAGGAGACTTGATTCTTAAACTCAGCGCCGAAGTTGTGCTCGACCAAGGGGTCTATCAGGTCCGACTGAATCGCGCTCTCGACTTGATCTACAAGATCTTCGACAATGACCATGAGAAGGTCTGTCTTCGCATCGGCTTCACTATCGGTTGAGGAGTCAAGGACTCCGTTGGGAATTCCAATAGCCTGAAGCTTCTTGCTGTCACTGTATGTTGAAAACGCTCTCCAAGAGTCGATACCTGTGTTACGAGCTTCTTTATACTCTACACTCCACATCAGCTCATTCGTGCTTTCATATCTTTCTGACGGCAGAAGAATAACTCCGGTCTGCGTCAAGTTCATTAAGATGCCCGCGAGCAACTCATCATTCTGAATCCGCTGGGTTCCAACTAGAGAGGCTCCGTTTGGATACCTCGCTTCAATGTGTGGAGCGCCAGTCTTCTGAAGAGAATTTAGCGCGTACTTGTAATTGATGTCGTCGTAGTACCAGTGCTGCTGGGCATTCTGAAATCGAGGACATCCAAAGACGTTCCCGAATTCTTTGTCTATTGCAAACCAGAACAGTTTGTCGCGCTTCACCTTTACATGAGTCGAAGACCTTGACTGCCACTGCTGAACGTAGGCGATATCTCCAGTCGTTCTACTCTTGAAGTATCTAAGCCTTGAACCATTCTTAGCGGGGTCAATCCAGTTGATGTAGCTAATACCAATCGCTGGGCCATCATAGATGACGCTCTCTTCTCCACTCGATGTAGCGGTGACTCTCACCGCCTGCCTCTTGTAGACCTTCTCTCCGAAGACGAAGCCTTCTCGAAGGGCGACCTTGACACAGTTACGAATGATATCGTTGTGATGTCGTCGGTACACATTGGAAATGACGCCCTCCATTACGGGGTCACTACTCTTCACAGTGTATCGAAGTCCTGAGACCATTCCTGTAATCAGGAACATCCCGAGGGCAATCGCAGGATCCTGAGCCATCTTTCTAGCAACGCTGAAAGTGATAGCTCCCTCTCTCCGCTCCTCGAAGGTCTCATTGATTTCACTTGGGTCATTTATCAGTGATGATTTCGACCTCGGATTTAAAGCTGGCTTCATACCCGGTCTGGAAATTTGACCACGTATATCACTGTATCCTTTGATTTTCAAATCAAGTGGCGAAATAAGTGAGAAATTATGTTCGACGGGCTGCTTACCGGGAACACTAGTTGGTGGTGCGTGGCTCACGTTCTCGCTGAAGTGCTGCTTTGCAAACCTGTCGAATTCCAAGACAGACTTGATATCAGGTTCTTTTTCAGCAATGGCTGAAAGGGTATCATTAAATCGGGTCATTGAATTCTCACTTGAATGGATTGTTGATTCCTTGAATCCCCAATCTCGTAAAGTTCTGAAGGACGGGTGGAGCAGACTTCTGTCCATACCCTACTAGTCCTAAGTCATTGAGCATCTGCTGAGCCTTTCCGTCTGTAAGTGAAGACGTAGAAAAAGCTGGCGCTTGTTCATTAGCGGGAGTGCCTAGTCTACTCGCTATAGAGATAGCCCATGCCGCGTCCGCGTGATGTCTTTTCTTTTCGTCGGCTTTGTAGCTGACTCCCTTAGCAGCTGTGACAATTCGCTTGATAGCGTAAAGGTCTTCAATTGTTCTCTTATCATTTGCTAGGGCAAGACCTCCAGACTTCATCCTTGCATGAAGGTTGGTCATCAGGTCTTCAGTCTTCTTTGAACTTCCCCCCATGTGGAAAGCCTTGAACTTGCCTTGGAACCTAGTGGTTAAAGCCTGCCCCATTTGATGACCGATTCCTGTTGAATCGATTCCGAGCTTCACTAGTAGTCCACTGTCCAAGATACTTGCGAAGTATCTTTCCTGATCTGGAAGCTCCCAGTTCTGTGCGCTCTTCCTGAATCGTTCTACTTGGAGGGTTTCTCCTCCTGCGAAA